TCATCGGCATCGACCCCGATGTGGATAAAAACGGAGTTGCATACCTCGACTGCCATACCCGGCAGCTCGAGGTATGCACTCTTTTGTTTCCCGACCTCCTCGACTACCTGCAATGGGTAAAACGGAAGGCGGAGCAAAGCGGTGCCGACCTGACCGTGGTGGTGGAGGCAGGCTGGCTCAACGTGAACAACTGGCACCTCACCCAAGGCGCCTCGAGAGCCAAGGCGGCAAGCATCGGCAACCGCACGGGTCGGAACCATGAGACGGGGCGCAAGATTGTGGAGATGTGCCGCCATTGGAACATGAAGGTGGATGAAGTGAAGCCGCTGAAGAAATGCTGGAAGGGGCGAGACGGCAAAATCACCCACGAGGAACTCTGCAAGTTCACGGGCCTCATGGGGCACACCAACCAGGAGGGGCGCGATGCCGCGCTGCTCGCTTGGGTGTACGCCGGGCTGCCATTAAAACTTTAATTAAATAAAATTTCTTAACGTAGCGGTGTAAAATGCTATAATGTAAATAATTAAGTGTATTTTTACATAAAATTTTCGATATGAATACGGAAAAGGTAAAGTTGACCCAAATTCGCTGCAATGCAGCCAATCCACGAACGATTGAGAAGGCGAAGTTCGGCATGCTGGTGGATTCCATCCTGGTGCTGCCCAAGATGATGGAGATACGTCCCGTGGTGGTGGACAAGCGGATGGTGGTGTACGGAGGCAATATGCGCACGAGGGCCCTGCAAGCCATCGCAAAGATGGGACCTGAGGAGTTGGCGGAACGTCTGTCCGCCCTGCCTGACTTCACGGGCAAGACCAAGGGAGAGAGGGATGCGTTGGTGGAATGGTGGGGCAAGTGGCTTGAGGCGCCCTTCGCCTTCATCATCCGTGCCACCGACCTCAGTCAGGACGAACTGCGCGAGTTTATGATCAAGGACAATGCCGCCTTCGGTGTGTGGGACTGGGAAAGGCTTGCCAACGAGTTCGACAACGAGAGTTTGGCCAATTGGGGCGTGGACGTGTGGCTGCCGTCCAAGCCTGATCCGTCGGCAAGCAATGCCGGGGATGATGATGAGAACGATGGGGAGGACGAGGAGGAATCCTCTTCCAAGGACAAGGAGGAGGACGACGAAGGAGGCGAATCCATCGACAAGGTGACCATTACCTATCCCCGCGACCGCATGGAAGACGTGGCGCGGTTGCTTGGACTGTCGAGCATCGCCAAGAAGAAATACCGGCTGGATGAGTTGGCGTAGGGAAGAAAGGAGAATGACTATGGGAAAAAGAATGACAATGAACGACTACCGGAGGATGCAGGAGCTGCGCATCGACATCATCTCCGGGCTCTATAAGCGCGGCTACAGTTACACGGCCATGCGTGAGGAGGTGATGGCACGGCTCAACCTGCCCACCTACTCGCTGCGCACGGTGAAGAAGGATGTGGACCGCATGTTGGCCGAGTGGCGCAAGACGCGCATCGACAATCTGGACAGCGCCCTGCAACTGGAGTTGGAACGCACTGACGATATCATGCGTGAGGCGTGGGTCGCCTGGGAGAAGAGCAAGCAGGACGGCGAGCGTGTGCGCACCACCCGGAAGGGCAAGAAGGACAAGGAGTCCGGCAAGATAGAGACCACGGGTGTCACGCAGTACAGCGAGGAGTTCTGCGGCTACGGCGATACGCGCTACCTAGATGTGGTGCTGCGCGCGTCGGTGGAGCGCAGGAAGATGTTGGGCCTGTACGCTCCCGAGAAGAAGGAAGTGAGCGGCGAGTTCTCGTTTGAGAGCGCGCTGATGCAAACGGGATTGGTGGAAGCGGATGAAGAGCGCTAAGACGGACATAAAGGGTTTGGCCAAAACGTTCTTCGACCGGTGCAGGAACGACTGGAACTACTTCATCAAGGAGGTGTTCGGTGTGAACCTGGACAAGGAACAGCGTGCCATCGTCACCGCCGTGCAGACGGGCAAGTTCGTGTCGGTGCGCTCGGGTACGGCCCGCGGCAAGGACTTCGTGGCCGCCTGCTGTGCCGTTTGCTGGCTCTACCTCAAGCCCCGCTGGAACGCCAAGGGCGAATTGGTGGAGAACGCCAAGGTGGCCATGACCGCGCCCACGGACCGACAGGTGCTGAACATTATGATTCCCGAAGTGAAGCGACTATTCAACCGTGCCAAGCGCCGCGGGTTCAATCTGCCGGGCCGTGTGACCACCCACGATATCCGCATGGACAACGACGAATGGTTTCTCACGGGATTCAAGGCCGACGAAAACAACCACGAGGCTTGGTCGGGATTCCACGCCGTACACACTTTCTTCGTGGTGACAGAGGCTTCCGGTATCTCGGACGATACCTTTGACGCCATCGAAGGCAACTTGCAGTCTGATGCCTGCATCCTGATTGTGTTCAACCCCAACACCACGGTTGGCTATGCGGCCAAGAGCCAGAAGTCCGACCGCTGGCAACGCTTCTGCCTGAACAGCCTCACGGCGCCCAATGTGGTGGAGAAACGCAACATCATTCCCGGACAGGTGGATTACGAGTGGGTGGAGGACAAGGTGAGGAACTGGTGTCACCCCATCCGGAAGGAAGAGGTGTCGGTCAAGGAGGATGACTTCGAGTTTGAGGGCTGTTGGTACCGGCCGAGCGACCTCTTCCGCAAGAAGGTGTTGGGCCAGTTCCCCAAGGTGGAGGAGGATGCCCTTATCCCGCTGCATTGGGTCGAAATGGCCCGCGAACGGTGGCAGGGTTACCGGCTGTCCAACCGCAACGGCGGGCGCTATGGCATCGACGTGGCCGGCATGGGACGCGACAACAGCGTGCGCTGCTCGCGCTTTGATAATTATGTGGCGGAGTTCGCCAAGCATAATTCGGGCGGCAAGGCCGACCACATGCGCGTGTCGGGCGATATCATGGCCATCATGAAGAGCACCACCAACTCCACGGTCTTCATCGACACCATCGGTGAGGGCGCCGGCGTGTTTTCTCGCTGCGAGGAGGTATGCGATGAGGAACGGCTGAAAGCGAAGAAACGCAACATCCACAGTTGCAAGTTCAGCGAGGGAGCCAAGGACAAGCACGGCAAGCCGCTGACCGACCTGACGGGACAGTACACCTTCGCCAACATGCGCGCTTATCTGGCGTGGTGCGTGAGGGAGTGGCTCGACCCCGACAACCATACGGACGCCATGCTGCCGCCAGGCGGTACGTTCGCCGAGGAGGCGACCGAGATACGGTGGTCGTTCACCAGCAGCGGACACATCCTTATTGAGCCGAAGGATGACATCAAGGCGCGCCTGGGCTACTCTCCGGACGAGTTTGACGCGCTGGCCAATACCTTCTACCCACGTGAGGCGGTGCCCGAACGCAAGAACAATCGGCCGGAGGAATATGACGAAGACGAAGTTTACTATTAAAAAACAAATAGCGATATGAAGACGATTGAAGAGATTTTAAGCCAGACGAATGCGCCGCAAATGGCCATTCGCGACCTGATGGTGAAAAGCAAGGAAGTGATTCCATGGGCCAAACTGGTGAGGGAGTATGAACCCAAGTACCACCCCGTCATGACCGACAAGGCCTACCGTGACGTGGTGACGAAGAACGGCCCGGTGAGACAGTGCCGCATTACGCTGGGCCTGCAGAAACTGGCCGTGAAACGCATGACCGAACTTATTTTCGGCATCCCCGTGAAGCGTGTGTACAAGGCCAAGGACGATAACGAGAAGAAGGTGGCGCAAATCATGGAGGCCATTTTCCGCAAGAACAAGATGGATAGCGAGAACATCAAGCGCGGACGCCAGTTCTATGCCTCGTGTGAGTTCGCCACCATCTGGTACACGCAGATGACCGATGCAAACTATGCGGGCGAGAAGAGCCGCCTGAAACTGCGCTGCAAGACCTACTCACCCATGACTGGCGCGCTGATCTATCCGCTCTTCGACGAGTACGACGACCTGATAGCCCTCTCGGTACAGTACACACGTGAGGTGAGCCGCACGACGGTGACCTACTTCGAGACCTACACCGACCGCAAGCACATCCGTTGGGTGCTGGGCGGAAGCCATTGGGAGGAGGAACTGAACGAGGATATCTACATCGGCAAGATACCGGGTGTGTATGCCTACCGTCCCGAGCCGATTTGGGAGGATGAGAGCAAGAACGTGTTCGAGGCGGAATGGTCGCTGAGCCGTAACGGTAACTACCTGCGCAAGAACAGCCGTCCCAACTGGGTGGTGTTCTGCGATGAGGATGTGACCTTCGGCGAGGAAGACCAGAAGGACAGCGCCGCCCGCAACGTGCTGAAGTATCCGGCCAGTGCCAAGGCGGGGTACCAGACATGGGAGCAGGCTATCGACAGCCTGAAGTTCCATATCGAGACCATCCGTCAGAACTTCTTCGTACAGCTCCAACTCCCGGATATGTCGTTCGACACCATGAAGACCACGCCCATGAGCGGCGAGGCACGCAAGATGATGTTCGTGGACGGACAACTGAAGGTGACAGACGAGAGCGGTGACTGGCTCGACGTGTTCTACCGCGAGATCAATGTGGTGAAGGCCTTCATGAAGAAGATGTATCCCTCTTTGGAGGCTGCCATCGAATCGCTGGATGTGGACGTGGTGATTACCCCTTACAACATCAAGGACGACAGCGAGCAAATCAAGAACCTGACCGACGCCACCGGCGGACGGGCCATCATGGCACGCCGAACGGCCGTCAGAAACTTCGGAATGGTGGATGATGTGGATGAGGAACTGAAACTGATTGAGGAGGACGAGAGCCGTGATTCCATGAGCGGATTCGGCGAACCCACTATGTAAAACGATAACCGAACGATACCATGCCCAAAGCAAACGAATTCGACAAACAGCACCTCACGAACCTTGCCAAGGCGACAAGGAGGGTGGACTTGCTCTACAAGCAGGCGGCCGACAAGCTGTCCCGCATCGCCCAGCGTACCGGACACAACGAGGAGGAACCTTTCTCGTTCGACGACTATCCTGCCGCCAAGAAGCAGGCGGAGAAGGTGTACCGCGAACTGTACAGCGGCCTTTGCGACCTTATCACCACCGGCGAGGAGGAAGCCTGGAGCCTGAGCTACGACAAGAACTCCTCGTGGGTGGACAAACTCACTCGGAACAGCGGCCTCACGTCGGAGCAGATTGATTCCTTCAAACCGAGGAACATGGAGGCGCTGGTCGCCTTCCAGGACCGCAAGGTGAATGGGATGAAACTCTCGGAGTACGTGTGGAGCATCGTGGACAACGGCAAGCCCGAATTCGAACTTGCTTTGGACGTGGCGTTGGGTGACGGGCGCAGTGCGGCCCAACTGAGCCGCGACATCCGCAAGTTCCTCAAGGAGCCGGACAAACTCTTCCGCCGTGTGAAGGACAAGGAGGGCAACTTGCGCCTTTCGGAGCGTGCCAAGAACTACCACCCGGGACAAGGTGTTTACCGCTCGTCCTACAAGAACGCCATGCGCCTGAGCCGTACCGAAATCAACATGGCCTACCATACCGCCGATTACGAGGCGTGGAAGGACAACAAACTGGTGCTGGGCTACGAGATCATCCTTTCGAACAACCATCTCTCTGATGTATGCGACATGCTGGCGGGCAAGTATCCCTCTGATTTCAAGTTCGTGGGGTGGCATCCGCAGTGCCGGTGCGTGGCGGTGCCTATCACACCCTCGCAGGAGGAGTTCCTGGACTATGCGCAGAAGATGATCGACGGAGAGGACGTGTCGGACTACGAGTTCGAGAAGGTGGACTTTGACGGCCCCGACAAGTTGGCCGACTGGGCGGAGGAGAACCGAGAGCGGGCCAAGAACTGGGCCAATATGCCGTACTTCGTTACCGACAACCCGAAGTATGTGCCGCTGATAGAGGATACCACTGACCTGAAGAACTACTCGCAGGCCATGCAGGATAACTTCCGTGTGCTGGAAACGGCACTCGGCGTGAATCGCGGCTCGTCCATGACCTTCGAGGAGGCCAACGAGATGAGGGGCAATCCGCACTACGGTGAGAGCGAAGCATACCGCATCAACTGCCAGACATGCGTGGTGGCCAATGAGCTCAGAAGACGCGGTTTCCCCGTGGAGGCTTTACCTAATCTCAAAGGCAGCGTGCAGTCCATGCTGGCCCGTAAGACAGAAAACGCTTGGCTGGACGAAAAGGGCAATATCCCAAGCAAATTCTATATTGGCGGGCAAGCGAAATGGAAAGGGATTAATGTGATA